CATCCCTGCCCCCCAATCTTGTTAATAATCGCCCCCAGATCAGGGCTTTCCCACATATCCAACCGGCCCGACCGATCCTTAGCTAACCAGACACCATCTCCATCGCACATCAGTGCTCGCTGAGTGTTACCGTCGGCGTCTTTTTCAACACGTAGGGCCAAGACTTCATCAAAAAAGTAGGGCAGCGCCTGGCCGGTCTTGTTGCCTGGCATTGAAGGGCTGTACATCATCTTTGCCAGCTCGTCTTGGCTCTTCTCCAGCTTCGCACTCATGTAAACATGGCGCCCAGGCAGATCCCGAAAGGCTCGGATCACATCGGCCATTTGCTCCTGCATAGAACCGTAAGCGGCCCTCGGGTCTTTGTTGTGCTTTTTCTCATAGTTCAGCACCACCTCGGCAATCTCCGAGATAGAGTCAATCGCTACTGACTGGAAAGCCTCGGCCTCCTTTGACTTTGTAAGCCACTCATAGGCTTCTCGCAGCTCATCCATGGAGCTGATCTCAATGAAGGGCACGTCGGCCCCGGCGATTGATAGGAGACCGCCTTCGGCAGATAAAACTACAGGGCTGGGAAGCGTAGGGATAAGGGAAGTCTTGCCTGCGCCAGCAGCGCCATATACGAGGAGCTTTACGCCCGATGCGGCCAGTTGGCCTGTGGTTTTGAGATTGATAGCCATTTTTATTTCCTTGTTCTTGAGTTGTTGACGGTGCCGTCGCCATTTCCGAAGCCGTAGACGTGGCCAAAGCCGTAGCTGTAGCCGTAGCCGTCGCCGTAGCCATAGCCATCTAAAAAGCCGTAACCGTCGCCACTTCCGAAGCCGAAGCCGAAGCCAGAGCCGTAGCCGTCGCCGTAGCCGTAGCCGTCGCCAGAGCCGTCGCCGTCGCCAGAGCCAGAGCCAGAGCCAGAGCCGTATCCAACGGGATAAAACATCACAGACCCCAAGCGTCGTGAACGGGTACGCAGAAAATCTCAGCGCCTGCGGGCATATCCACATCAGCAATCGGACGGAGGTCGGCGCTGGCGGTCTCGCACATCTTGGCGAAACCAATGTTCTCCCACTTAAATACGTGCACAGCGCGTGAGATTCGGATACGTCCGTTTTCACGCGCCACGTCGCCTGCAAAGATCCAACCTCGATCAACGACGACCACAGCGCGGGTGCCTGTTGGCCGGGGGGTTACCGCTTCAGATGCGGGGATGTAGTCAATACCGTTAAGTGTGATTTTGCTCATGATGATTTTCTTAAAAAGGCGCCGGTGGCGCAGGTGGTAGAGGTTCCTGACGGAACGGGGTTTTGGGTGGAGGGGGCAAAGGCACCCCCTTGTAAGTAGGGAAGGGCCAGTTATGGGGGACTTTTATGATTGTTCTCCGGTTGCTTTTGCGATTGCTGCTCGGGCCATTTCTGAACCGCGCGTTGTGTAGCCCTGAGCCACTTCAAGGCATGCTGCCAGCAGCTCGGGCGCAGCGGAGATTAGGCGGGCGTCGTGCTCTGAACAGACCGCGACTTGAATCCAATACTGAGGTCGCCCATCAATTCCCACGTTCCAGTTATATAAAGGGCCCGCTTTTGGGTCTTGACGGATTGCCCAAGGCCCAGGTGTGTGCTTGCTCAAAATGCCACCTCGTTTTTCATGTGGTCCGTGTAACCAACTGCAAAATCCACGGCTTCGTCCATTGTTTCAACAGTGCCAAGAAACGAGCGTTTGCTTGGGTAATCTGAAGACCACAATGTTATATACGCGCCAGTCTCACTTGCCCAAACTTTGTAAAACCGATCTTGATGAATCAATTCCATGCTTTTCTCCTTGACGGGGGCCGAAACCCCCATGAAATCATTTGGATGTGGTCTTGACGCTGTAAACAGCCGTGGTCTTGGTGTGCTCTGCCACCACATCGGAACCGATGCCTTGAGAGGCGCAGAGTGCCTTCCAATCAGTGACCGAGCGATTGGATTCAATCACGGTACTACGGAACAAAACACCCTCGTGAACACCGCCGACTTCCTTCATAGCCTTTTTGATTGCATCTGCCTTTTCTTCAAGGATGGCAATCTCAGCAAGCAATGCGCCCAGTTGGTCGGCTTGGGTCAGTTGCAGGTCATTGTTCTTCATGGTGTTTCCTTGTGTGTCGCACCGTCAGGGGATCTGTTCGTGCGATGGGTGTATTGTGCGGGGTGTTTGTTAACTTGTCAACACCCCGCGTGCATTAAAACGTTACATCATCAATTTTGCAATGCACCCAGTCGCGGGCCCACTCTAGTGCGTCTAGCATGCAGTCGCATGTGCCAATCAGGGTAGAGCGGGCGGGGTAGTCTGATGACCAGATCAGAACGTAATCGCCCACCGTCGAGGCGTACACTTTATAGAAGCCTTCTTGATAAATCAGTTCCATTTTGCTATCTCCGTTTGGCTGCTTCGTCGGGGAATCCGTTCAAGCAGTGTTGACACTATAGTTCAGTCGGACGTATGATGTCAACACCACAACAAAACTTTCTTAACAATCATGCTTTCACTAGAACTCATTCGCGAACAGCTTCAGGACCGACGATTGACTGTCATTGCAGAGCGCACAGGCCTGCATCCCAATACGCTGCGCGACATTCGAAACAATCCGGAGTGCAATCCGTCTCACCGCGTGCTGGCGGCGCTGAGCACGTACATTGAAAGCAGTGCCGATTCGGTCCTGCGCCATGGCTGATTTATCCAAGATCTTAGGCGGCCCTTGGTCGCCCCCAGTGAGCCCAGTGCCCCAGGCACCGGAAATCCAATTTGCTGAAGCCATTCGGCGCGCGGGCTTGGAAGTGCCCGAGATCATTCTTGATGGAAAGCTGCGCAGGTTTAGGTCCACAGAGTCAAAGAAGTTTGATCGGTCAGGCTGGTACGTTGGTCACGCCGACGGCATTCCATGTATCACTTTCGGCTGCTGGCGTGAAGACATTACTCAGACCGTCAAGGCCGATGTGGGCGGGAAGAAGTGGACACCCGCAGAAGAGATGGCCCACATTGCCCGGGTTGCTGCTGCAAAGAAGCAGCGTGACGCAGAAATAGAGCGGGATCGTTCTGTTGCTGCTAGCACAGTTGAAACGATCTGGTCGGGTGGTGTTCAAGCAAGCCCAGAGCATCCATATCTTAAGCGTAAGGGCATCGAGGCACACGGAGCCCGGGTTACGGGTGACGGGCGATTGATGCTGCCTCTCTTCAGCCCAGAGGGTGAACTCTCAAGCCTCCAGTACATTGATGATGCAGGCGGTAAGCTGTACCACAGCGGAGGCCAGACCGGAGGCATGTACTGGATGCTCGGCACCCTCGATCAGCCTGGAGTTCTTTACATAGCTGAAGGCTTCGCCACCGCTGCAACGATCCATCAAGTCACTAACCGCCCTTGCATCGTTGCATACAGCGCAGGCAATTTAGTTCCTGTCACCGGCGCACTGCGTGAGCAGATGCCCAGTCAAGAGCTAGTAATAGTTGCCGACAACGACCAGAGCGGCATCGGCCAGCGTTATGCCGAGCAAGCATCAGCAAAGCACGGGGCGCGTATGATCTTGATCCCAACGCCTGGGGATGCGAACGACTACGCTCAAGCCGGGAATGATTTACTCATGCTGCTCGTACCGCCCAAAAGCGACATTATCACAAAGCTCAAAGCCGTCTTCGGCGACGAGCTGGGCACTGAGTACGAAGCCCCAGATGAGCTGATTGAAGGTTTGCTCGTCATGGGGAGTCTTACGGTCACCTACGGCGATAGCAACAGCGGCAAAACATTTTGGGCGCTGGCCATGGCAGCTCATATCGCCATGGGCCGAGACTTCTGCGGCCGAAAAGTAGATCCCGGTCTTGTGGTTTACTTAGCAAGCGAGGCCCCCGGATCTATCCGCTCCCGTATGCAAGCAATGAAACGCTACTACGACCACGACCTAGCCGACTTAGCGATGGTGCCTTTGCCCATGAATTTTTATGAAGGCGATGAAGACGCAAACGATGTGGTTGCACTTGTCCAAGCCGTTTCAGAACTGAAAGGCAAGCCCGTCCGCCTGATCGTTGGCGACACTTTAGCCCGCCTAAGCGCAGGCGCAAATGAGAACTCTGGCGAGGACATGGGGCCAGTGATGGCTAGATTCGACAGAGTAGCCCAAGCCACCAACGCCGCCATGCACATCATCCACCACAACGGCAAAGACCAAGCAAAAGGCGCCAGAGGATGGTCAGGCATCCGGGCCCACATTGATACAGAGATAGAAGTCACAGAAAAAGACGGCATCCGATCAGCCTCAGTCACCAAGCAACGCGAGCTTCCAGGCAAAGGCGAGGCAATCTATTTCCGTCTCGAAGTCATAGAGATGGGCACCACGAAATTCGGCCAGCCCGCAACCACCTGCGTGGCAGTACACGACAAAGAGGCATCCGACACAAAGCCACACAAGAAACCCACCAAGCACGACGAGAACATGAGGACGATTGAAAGAGCTTGGCGCAACTCAGGCAAAGAGATAAGAAATGGAATGCCCTACGTGTCTAGGTCAGCCATCCGAGAAATGCTCGTGAACGATGGCGCATCCGAAAGAACCGCCAAAAACAAGACCGAAAGCAGTAGGGCCGATGGACTCATTGCACCAATGCTGAACGCCGGTATATTGGAACAATTCGAGCACGGGTGGGTAATTGTTGATGAAGTTCAAATATCTAGTTTGATGCTAATGAAAAGCAATGGGAAAACTAAATGATCAAAGACATTGAAGAATACCCATGGAGTGAAGAGTTGCAATGTAGATATATGTCTTGGATAGCAGAAGACATAACTACGTTGATACTAAGAACACCGGATGAATACAACAAATGCGACATGGCCGGTTGCATCCGCATAGCCAAAAAGATCATGCCAGAAGTGACCAAAATTGTCGTCTTTGAAGGCTCTAGGAAAGGGGCGGTTTACACCAAAAAAGGCATCAAATGGAACTCCGGGATACAAATCTAGGCGTAGTGTTTTCGCCCCTAAACGCCCCTAGGGGCAAAAAGGGGCAGTTAGGGGCATTGTGCGAAAATTCACAAAAAACGCCCCGCCCCGCCCCTAACACCTTTAGGTTAGGGGCAGTAGGGGCATTGTGAATCGTGCAGGGGCGGGGTGGGGTGATGATTCAACTTGATAAGTTAGGGAGTGCTAACATGAGTGATGATCTTGAAGGGTCTGGACAAGAAAGTAGGGGGTGGGGTGGTGCGAGGCCGAATTCGGGCTATCCGGGCATGGTGCCGACTGATGAGGAGCGGGCCATGGTGGAGAAGTTATCTGGCTTTGGATTGCAGCAAGAAAGCATCGCGGCGATGGTGCGGGATGGTATTCACGTAGATACCTTGCGCACCCACTTCAAAAGAGAATTGGAATTAGGCCGCGCCAAGGCTAATGGGAAAATAGGTAAGACCTTATTCGATAAGGCCATGGCCGGAGATACTGGATCGCTTATATGGTGGACTAAAACTCAAATGCGCTGGGCAGAAACTCAAAAGCACGAGATAGTACATACTGGTATTAGTATTACTGGTGCATTAGAGGCGGCGAAGGCTCGTCTCATTGAAGAGAACATCATCGATGCGGAGATCGTGAAGCCCCGGCAGCTCGAAGATGGGTCTGGGCAAGGGGAGACGTAAAAAAAGGCCCCTAGGGGCCTTTTGAGTTGATTGAATAGCGGTCGAGGATGACCCAAGCTTTGAAGACTTGGTGCTGGTCTACGTGGGGCATCGAGCCTATCTCCCGTGCCAGTGCGAGCAGGGCGCCCATGGCCTGGGTGTAGGTGGGCAGATTGGCGTCGGCTAGCAGCTGGTCGGCTTGAAGGATTGGTGGGTTCATTTTGCGCACCTGTATGCGTCTCCCAGGATCGTCCAACGATAGCCGCAGGACGTACACCCCAGCCTGCGCCGTTTAACGCCGTGGCGGGGGCTGTGGCGCGTTTCTAGCACCCTTGCGGGGGCTTGGCACTTGGGGCAGTACTTCATCGGTAGAATTCCTTCTCAAGGATGTGGGTGGGGACGCTGAAGGCTATCGAGGTCAGGATCAGGGCGATCTTGAACGGGTGGCCCTCATTCAGCAGGGCGCACAAGTGGGCTTGGCGGGTTTGGCTCATCAGAAGTACATCCCAAGGACTAGGCCGCCGATGATGCCCAGGGCGATGGCGAAGAGGGCTTGTTTCATGTTGTGCTTTCGTTGATGGGGCCGAAGCCCCTGGTTGTTAGGCTGCGCGAATCCAGCCAGCACGCTGAATGTAGTCGGCATGATCTGCCAGCAGTTCAGCCTGAGTCTTGTACCAAGGGCCAACTTGCCGGGGCTTGCCATCGTTCGTGTCGAGGTGTTGCCAGCCTATGCCGCGAAGGTGCTGGTAAAAAATCCCTGTCGTCTGTGAGTAGCGGGTTGCTTGCATGGTGTATCTCCTGGTTGGTTGCTGCGCTGTCTGTTAGTCATGTCGCGCAGTGATGTAAATGTAGCATGGTTCTAGTGTCTGGACACTAGGGGAAACACTAGTACATTAAATTGTTGACACCACGACATCGCTTTGCTATAGTTCACTCATCGCATCAAACAGCAGCAGCTGACCGATGCAGACAACAGGAGATAGAGATGATCGAAAAAATCAAGCACGCAGCTCTCGTGGCCATTTTTGGCGTAGTCACGTTGGCCATAGCGGTTGGCATGGCAATGGCAATGAACCCGGCCACGTGGCGATAAGCAGCGGGGGCTGAGCCCCCAGCTCGCTGCCCTACGTCGCACGATGCTGCACGATCCTCGGTCGCGGCAGGCTAGCCCCTGCGCTTTTTAAATCAAGGGGGGGGGTAGGGCCCTGCGCGACCGGTCAAGCTGGGGGAAGGGTTCACGAGAAATTTTTTGCAAAATTTTTATTTTTATCATGCGTTTTATCTTTTTCTATCTTGCACTAAACTATCAATATCCCACACCCCTTCATTAACTTACACTACAAGGTTAAACATGAATTCAATTGACAAAGTAGAACAAGAAATTCAAGCCAAAGGCTTGACTGCGCCGCGTATCACGCCAGCCGACATTGAGGCAAACATTGTTTCGGAGCACTATTTCACCGCCGCGCAAGGCGTGTACGGGGCTGGAAGCGCAACAAACTCAAATCCAGAGAGTTTGTCATTGTTGACTTTTTGTGTGCTGGTGCTTCGAAACGGTTTTACCGTAACCGGCGAATCTGCCTGCGCCAGCTCAGAAAATTTCGATGCTGGAATCGGGCGCAAGATTGCAAGAAATGAAGCAGTAGGCAAAATTTGGCCGCTAATGGGTTATGAGCTCAAGACTAAGCTGGCAAAGAAAGTTGCGTAAATTTTTGGAGTAACTATGCAAACCCCCATCTACAAGCCCCAAGAGGAGCAAGAACTTATGTCATTGATCTGGAGTGAGCGGATCAAGGATGACCCGTTGGCGTTTGTGATGTATGTGTTTCCGTGGGGTGAGAAGGGGACGCCGTTGGAGAGGTTTAGGGGCCCGAGGAAGTGGCAGAGGGAGGTTTTGGGGGATTTGAGGGATCACATTCGGGAGAACAGGGCTTTGCAAGAGGCGAAGTTGCCGCACCAGAGTGAGGATGATGTGGCGTATAAGGTTTTGAGGGAGGCGGTGAGTTCTGGGCGTGGGATTGGGAAGTCGGCGTTGGTGTCGTGGGTGGTGATATGGATGGTGTCGACGAGGATTGGGTCGACGACGATCATTTCGGCGAACAGTGAGCCGCAGTTGAGGTCGGTGACGTGGGCGGAGATTACGAAGTGGTTGGCGATGGGGATTAACAGTCACTGGTTTGAGATCAGTGCGACGAGGGTATTGCCGGCGAAGTGGTTAACGGAGTTGGTGGAGAAGGATTTGAAGAAGGGGACGAGGTATTGGGGGATTGAGGGTCGGTTGTGGAGTGCTGAGAACCCGGATGCGTATGCGGGGGTGCACAATTTTGATGGTGTTATGGTGATTTTTGATGAGGCGTCGGGGATTGACGATGCTATTTGGTCGGTGGCGACGGGTTTTTTCACGGAGAACACGCCAAATCGGTTTTGGTTGGCGTTTAGCAATCCGCGGCGCAATGTGGGTTACTTTTTTGAGTGTTTTGGGTCTAAGAGGGACTTTTGGACGACGAAGGTGATTGATGCGCGGTCGGTTGAGGGGACTGATAAGGCGGTGTATGACCAGATCATTGAGGAGTATGGTGAGGATTCGATCCAGGCGCGGGTGGAGGTGTATGGGGAGTTTCCGGCCGCGGGTGAGGATCAGTTTATTTCGCCTGTTGTCATTGATGAGGCGATGTCGAGGCCGAGGTGGAAGGATCAGACGGCGCCGATAGTGATTGGGGTGGATCCGGCGCGGGGCGGGATGGATTCAACGGTGATTGTGGTGAGGCAGGGGCGGGATATTGTGGCGATCCGGCGGTATAAGGGGGACGACACGATGACGACGGTTGGGAATGTGATTGATGCGATAGAGGAGTACAAGCCTGCGTTGACGGTGATTGACGAGGGTGGGTTGGGGTATGGAATTCTTGACAGGTTAACGGAGCAGAGATATAAGGTGCGAGGGGTTAATTTTGGCTGGAAGGCTAAGAATCCTGTGATGTGGGGGAATAAGAGGGCTGAGATGTGGGGTGCGATGCGGGATTGGTTAAAGACTGCGTCGATGCCACAGGATCGGGCCATGAAGTCGGATTTATTGGGTCCGATGAAGAAGCCGGACTCGTCTGGGACGATTTTCCTTGAGGGTAAAAAGGAGATGAGGGCTAGGGGTTTGGCTAGTCCTGACGCGGCGGATGCGTTGGCGGTTACTTTTGCTTATCCGGTGGCGAGTCGGGAGTACAATCCGAAAAACGAGCGTCGGGTGGTAATGCAGGGTGGTGCTGGCGCGTCTAGTTCTTGGATGGGGAGCTGAAATGCCGTTGGTCAAATCTAAGTCTCCAGAGGCTTTTCGCAAGAATGTCAAAGCTGAGGTGGCGGCGGGTAAGCCTGTGAAGCAGGCGGTTGCGATTGCGTACTCTGTGAAGCGTGAAGCTGCTGATGCCAAGAAGGGCAAGAAATGAGTAAGAAGGATCAGGATATCCTTTCAACGGCGCGTTCTCGCTTGAACATGGCTATTGCGGCGTATTCGGAGAGCCGCGAGGACGAGATTGACGATCTCAAATTCTTTGCTGGTTCGCCTGATAACCATTGGCAGTGGCCTGCGGATGTATTGGCGACTCGTGGGGCGGTGCAGGGGCAGACGATCAATGCGCGGCCCTGTTTGA